TTGCGTTTTCCTTTCGGGAAGGCCACGCCAAGCAGCTCGTACATCACGGCGTACCCTTCGCTGTCTGCTGCGCCGAAGTTGCTGTACCTGTCCTGCGCAAGAGCGATGACCTGCGCCGCTTCACCCTCGGTAGTACAGCTATTGAGCGCGCTCTCGGCCCACTTGTTCAGCGCGTGTGCTGCCACATCGCGCCCCTCAATGTCATACAAGGCCCACTGGTCTGCAGTCAGGGCGACCCTGAACGTGCGTGTCACAGTTACGTTCTCCATTTACTTTCTCCCTTCATACGTGTTTGCTGAGCCACGCCACGCACTCATCGTGGCTGCCCATGAATCGCGGCGCGATGCGGTTGTATGCCATCACAGGGCGCACGATGTAGCAGTCCTGTGCATAACTCCAAATCACTTCATACATTTACTTTCTCCTTTTTACAAGTGCCGCACATTGGGTATGGCTGTGCGGCTTGGCCATGTGGGACATGGTGTCTCACCCCAGCAGCGTCTGCCACTTGGCTGGCAGCGGGGTGTGCCTGGGCATCTTGTCCAGTAAATTTTTGGCTGCATGGATGTTGGCTAGCTGTGCGTCGAGGCGGTCAATGTCGAAGCTGTTCGTTACCAAGCTGCGCTCGACCTCGGCTGCCTGCTGTGCGTTCTCAAGCTGGTCGAACAGGGCTTTGCGCTGGGCTTTGTGCATGGCGCGGGGTAGGCGGCGCTCGAAAGTAACTTTCTTCTTGCCTCGTGCGGGTGGCGGCAGGCTGTCGAACAGGGCTGCGATCTGGCGGCGTTCTTTGATGGGCACGAAGTCCACCCAGAACGTGCCGTTGTTGGGAATGTGCCGCCCCAACTCCTTGCCCAGGAAGGCGACGAACTGCGGGGGCGTGTGCTCCCCTGCGTACTGCACTTTCTTTAACTTGTCTATGAGTGCTGCGATGCAGTTCTCGTAGCGGCACAGCGCGTCCCATCGCACATCGTCCGGGGCTTTCTTTAACTGCGCTTTTAGTACGCGAACATTGACAAGCTCTTTGCGGGCGGGGGCAAGCAGGTCTTTCCATGCGTTGAACTGCGCAGTCTTGCGGATTGAGACCTTGCGCTGTGCTTCGCGCTGCTCGTAGACCTGCTGCATGACGCTGTCCACGATCTCGGGCGGGTACTTCAACTTGCTGGTCAGATGGTCACGCAATCGGGCCGCGCTCATCCTCAACCACCGCGCTTTAAGGGTGTTTTCCATACTTTAACTCCTGTTCTTGGTCACTTTTTGGACAGATTTCCAAATCCGTCGCTTACTTTAACACATGGTTTGCTTGTGTGTGCCAGCCGCAAACCCGCATGAATGCTAGCTTTCGCTTGCATCCAACGCAACCATCCATGTGTTTTGAAAAATGCTTTCACCATAGAGTTTGTTTAATACGTTTTTGCGTCACTGATTTGACGGCGTGTAGTGTGTACATAATAAAACTTCTTTACTTACTAAATAGTTTTTAAATAGATGGATAGATAGGGGAAAAAACACGCCGAGCCAGCAACCATGCGGGTTAGCGGCTGGCGTGTATGTAAAAAACGGATGCTAAAGTTTGCGACGGAATTTTTTTGGTCTCATTGGTGAGACAGCGCGTCTCACCGCCAGAGACGCTGCTGCACACCGGCTTCTTTCATGGCTTCACGCCAGACTTGCCAGTCGGTGCGGGCTTGGCGTTCGGCTTCGAGGCGGCGCTGCTCGTGCTTGGGGAGGGTCTGCTTGATCTCGTCGCGCAGCTTCATGAGTTGTTTGAGATGGTAGGTTTTGAATGAGGACATGATGGACTCCTTACTCTGGGGTGACTTCAATCAGTTGGTCGAGTTTGAACTTCTTGGTCTGCATGGTGTGCATATTGACCGCCATGTAGGCGCTGATCTTCTTGAAGATGTAAAACTTGTGGACGAACGAATCGCCTACGTCGAGGCCGCCGAAGTGGGTGCGGATTGTGTGCTTGGTTGTCATGGAAGTTCTCCTATGGTTGTGGGCAAGATCGCCCCCTCAGCCCTGCACGCAAGGCTGAGAGAGTTTCCTCGGGGTTACGCTGAGAGTTCCTCAGCGACGAATTGCAGGCACTCCTCAAGTGTGGAGAAGAAACGCACCGGGTTGCCGGGAAGGCGCAGGGTGAGGATGTAGCCGTCCTCAAAGGCTTCGACTTGGAATGTGGGCATGGGGAACTCCTTAGATGGTGATGCCTTGCTCGACGAGCAGGCGGTGTGCAGGCCAGTTGTCGAAGCCGCAGTAAGAACAGACAACGCCCTCGCTGTCTGTCAGGCGGATGATGGTGTAGCCATCGGGAAAAGTGGTCATGTGAACGCAAAGCATGGAAGTTCTCCTTGGGTTGTGTGAGACAGTGTGTCTCACGGATTGACAGGAAATGGAACAGCGGCCAGCCCTCCCCGACTGGCCGCGCAGGAAAAACTATCAAACTGCTGCCAGAGCAGCCTTGGCTGCAGAGACAGACCCGCACAGCTTGATGAGCGCCTTGGCGGCCTCGCGTGCCTCGCGGCTGACGCGGGCATTGGCCTTGGGAGCCTTGGGTTTCTCTGGCGTGAACCACGGCGCTACGTTGCGCTGCCAGCTTTTGGTGGCCGCGTGATGCCGCGTCTCGCGTGTGGACTCCTCGCCGGTGTGGAACACGGCTGCGCCTGACGCATTCCATGTGTAGTTGCACTTGTACTTGGCCGCGTGGATTTTCGCCAGCCCCTCAATAAACGTGGGACATGGTGTCTCACCAAGTGCCTTGGCCGCTTTGCGCATGGACTCTGCATAAGACGCACCAGCGTCGAGGAACAGTGCGTAGTCGTCAAGTGCTTTCTGAAGGGTTGCGTTAAGTTTGGACATGGAAGTTCTCCTATGGGTTAGTGCCTTGTGGGGCCAATCCCCACTCGACAAACCCTATTGTCCGGCGACCCCCTTTTGATCGGCCCCGACACCATCAATAATGAGGCCCAAAGGCCTACTTTCGACCCCCACCGGCCCCCCACCCCCGTACTTTGGGCCTAGTCCGACCATCCCACATGAACACTGTTTTGCAACCACACTCCACATTTCTGTAATACTTAACACCTACCCCCCACAATTTTTATAAAAATTTAACACCATCTTTGTCTAATGTTAGACATGTACAGGCAAGAAAAAGCCCCACCGGCCGTAAGCCAGTGGGGCAAAGTGGGTTTGGAACCCCCACAGGAGAAAGCAAACGGGCAACTGCTTGCCTATTTACTCAACGCCAGTGTATAGTATGCGCCATCGGTAAGCAAGGGCTCACGCCTCAAACCCGCATATGCTTGATCACCTGTTGGATTTTGAGCCAGACATCGTCCCAAACGACGATGCGGGCCGCGCCGTTGAAAAACACACCACAGCGCAAATAATCGACGCCCAGGTATCGACCGCAGACTTTCTCGCATCCTTGGGCTCCCCCGACACGGACACCGCCATATCGGAGCTTGAGCAAAAAGCCGCCCGGGTCGCATTCAACGCCGTTGTCACACAGGAAGACGGTGCGCACCACAAACTCGCCCAGATCGAAACCCCCGCAGCCGTGCGCCATTTGGTGGGCATGTTGACCGCATACGACTGGGAGTTTGTGCACCAAGCCAAGCAGTTGCGCGGGTACGCCGTGGCCAAGCTGTTGGAAGAGTGTGAGAACCCCAACTCAAATATACGGCTCAAGGCGCTGGGGTTGCTGGGCAAAGTGACAGAAGTTGGTTTGTTCACCGACAAGATTGAGGTCAAGAAGACAGACCTCACGGAAGAAGAAATCGACAAGAAGCTCAAGGAGAAGCTGGCGGTGTTCATGAACATCACAGACGCCACGCCCTCTGATATTGAAGATGTGACTCCTGTTGGGGAAAACCCTAATGACGACCAACCCACCGCTGACGCCTGAACAGGCCAAGGCGCTGCTCATGAATATGAGCAAGCTCTCCACACAGGAGAAGCTTGAGGCATTGGAGTTGTTGGAGAAAGCCGCCGAGCACCAAAAGCGCAACTTGGCACGCAGCGACATGATCGAGTTTGCCAAGTCCGTCTACCCGGGCTTTAAGGTCGGGCCCCACCACAGGAAGCTGGCCAAGATTTTCAAGGATGTGATCGAGGGCAAAAAGCGCCGGGTCATCATCAATATTGCGCCACGTATGGGTAAGTCTGAGTTCAGCTCATATTTGTTCCCGGCATTTTTCCTGGGCAACTTCCCAGAAAAGAAAATCATTATGGGCACGCACACGGCGGGCCTGTCTGAGGACTTTGGACGCCGGGTCAGGAATCTGATCGAAGGCGAGGAATACCATGAGCTATTTCCTGACACGGTTGTGGCAGACGACCAAAAAGCTGCGGGCAAGTGGTCCACAGGCGCAGGCGGGCAGTATTACGCTGCTGGTGTCGGTGGCGCTCTGGCTGGCCGTGGTGCTGATCTCTTTGTTATTGACGATCCTCATAGTGAGCAGGACGTAAAGGCCAACTCCAGACTTGCCTTTGATACCGCATGGTCGTGGTTCCAGACGGGCCCGCTGCAGCGTCTGATGCCGGGCGGCGCGATATTGATCATCATGACCCGGTGGGGCAAGCTGGACCTGACCGGACGCTTACTCGACTATCAGACCAAGAACCCTGAGTCTGAGCCGTGGGAGGTGGTGGAGCTGCCTGCCATCCTCAACGAGGACACGGAGAACGAGAAATCGCTCTGGCCCGAGCAGTGGCCGCTGGAGACGCTCAAGCAGAAGAAAGCCGCGCTGGACCCGCAGTATTGGAACGCCCAGTACATGCAGAACCCGGTGTCCAACACGGCGGCAATCATCAGC